TCTACAGAACCTGTACCATTTGGTGTAAGTGTAATGTCTTGATTCGTTGTGGTGCTGATAATATCGTCATTAACTACAATGTCACCAGTACCATTGGTAGCAAGAATGATATTACCGTTGGTGTCTGTACTACTAATTGTGTTGCCATCAATAGTAATATTATCAATGTCAACTTGCGTGTCCATGACGATTGTACCATCGCCTTTAATACGCATACGTTCTGTTGCTGCACCTGATGTGTTTGTTTTAAATACAAGTGCTGTTGTATTTACGGCAGTAGCAAAAGTATCTTCTGCTACAGCTTCAATAGCTGCACCATCAAGAATAGCATCTCCACCACTAGCTTCATCTGGTGCATTAAATGTAATCTTACCAAGTATTTCACCTGACTCAACTGCCGTATCACCTGTTTGCAGGTTAAGTTCAAAACCGGATGCTGCTTTAGCTTGAATACCTGTATCTGCTTCATGTGTTAAAGTTACATCACCGTCAGCACCAATGTTAATAACAGCAGCATCTGATGACAGGGAAAGGTCATCACCAATATCAGCATCGCCTGTAACATTTAAGTCTGTGCTAATATCAATTTGACCAGTTACGTTTACGCCATCAGCATCTGTAGCAAGTTTTAGTGCATTAGCATGATAAAATTCAGAACCAGCACCTTCTGTAAATGTAGCTAGTGCTTCTGTATTAGCAGCATTTTGAAATTGTAACAGATTACTAGAAATATAAAGATTTCCTGTGCCTGTATCTTGTATCCAACTATGAAGACCATTATGATATATTTCTAAGTCAGGTGTAACACTATCACCAAACGTAATTTTTTCGTTGTCATCAAGGTGTATACCGTCTAGTGCAAGACTGCCTGTAATAGCAACACCTGTTGCTGTTGTCTCAAACTTTTTACTGTTGTCGTAGTACAGTTCTACTGCACCATCTTTATCCATTGTAATATAAGTTTCGGTGTCGGTGTCACTACGAAGTGTAATGCCATCACCCTGTATATATAGTTCACCTGCATTAGATTCAATATAGTTATCTGTGCCATCGTGATAGATTTGTAAATCTGGAGTAGTAGCGTCACCAAAAGCAGCTTTAGCGTTGTCAGCAAACTCTAGTGCGTTGTCACTGGCATCAAACACAATATTGTAGGCTGCACCTGTGAGCGTAACATCGCCAGTGGTAGTTACATCTGCAAGATTAGCTGTACCAGCTAGGTACATATCTTTAAACTTGAGGCCAGTAGTTCCTATATCAAGTGTATTGTTTGTTTTAGGTTTAATATCTGTAGTGCTTGCTACAAAGTCTTGGGCAGGTCCAAGCACAGTAACTGGACCACCCTCGCCTGACGTACCATCGTGCGAGTGTCCTGTGCTACTGTTAAACGCAGCTTCAATGGCATCATATTCACCATCAAAGTCAGCAGCGTTAATAATGTTACCATCAGCAATGTTGTTAATGGTATCGTTTCTAGTGTAGCCTGTTCCCATAGTTTTTACCTTCTATCGTTTAATCCATATTCAACTGTCAGTGCATCAATTGAATATGGTGGGTTTTGGTCATTTGATTCAAACTGAAATGACACTGTAAATCCTGAACCAACAACTTGCGTCTGAAATAGTTTAAGCAGCTTTGTACCAAACCGTGTAATACCAAATGTACCACTACCAAAGAAACCAACAGTACCCTGCGTATTCAATATGCTAATTGGTGCGGGTTGAATTGTACCCTGACTATCAAAGTCTAACTTCAAACTTACATTAAATGCGACACTACCTTGCGGGTCAGTATACAAAAACAATTTATAAAATGTTTTACGTTTACGTGGGTCACTAATTGGCAAATGCGGTGTAGCAAATGTTGTTTGAATATTGGTGCCATCAAACGAGTTGCCACTTTCCATTTGGTATAAGTAGCCATCATTATTTGCGAACAGTACCACTTCTACATTTTGGTTGTAGTCACTATCCGCTACGTAAGCCCGTATACCCCGTGTCTCTGCCCAAGCCATGCCCTCACCACCTTGAGGCGCAAACTGGGTTGCCAATATACCTTGAGCATTTTCTTGCGTAATATTATTGTTATAACCAAGTATTCTGTACTGTGACTTCTCACGAATTACGCAACTTGTAAATGACGTGTTAGAAGAAATAAAACCTGTCATTGTACTTTGAATTGTTTTAGATACGGAAGCTAATCCAAAGTCGCCTATTCTATCTGTTCCGCTAAGTAGTCTCAACCCGTCTGGGCCAAGAAACATTACGTCACCACCTATTTCTTGTACAGTATCTGAATCAATACACCCAATGTCTACTGTAATCGGCTGCAGTGAAAAGTCTGCAATAGTAGTGCCTGTTAGCTGATGGATACTGTTTTCGGTAAAGATAATAAGTTGTTGTCTAAATACCGTCAGTGCAGTAATCGTGCCACCAACATTTATACTGCCTGAACCATTCGCTACTGAAAAATCTGTGTCTGTATATGGCGCAGTAAATGTTACTGTTGTACCTTTAGCAAAAAATAAATGGTTCTTAACTTCCGCTACAAATGTAGCACCTATAACATCTGCAGGTGCATCTAGTAATACTTGAAACGTGGCATTGTCATATAATGCTGGCTCGTTTAGCCCATCAACAATTGCAATCTTTTCTGTGCCGTTAAAGTTATATTTAGCAAATCTAGTTTTGTTGGCACTTTCTCTGCTTGTTGATAAAAAAGTAATTACTGCATTGTCTGCTGGACTACTTGCAAGTGCTGGGTTTATTGCTAGTGTAGCACCGCCTGATGTTACTGTTGCGTTTGCTGTGACTGTGTATATTAAATCTACGCCAGCAATTTTAAATGCGTCACCTGCCTGTGGAGCAGAATCCAAACCGTCAATTGCTAGACTTGTACCAGTTTGACTGCCGCCGTTTACAAGTGGTGTGCCATAATCAGGCACGTTAATTTTTGTAAAGCCACTGCCGCCAGTTTTAAATATGTCAGCGTTCTTACAAACAATTGCACTGTCTTCCCATGCCGCTAGACCAAGTGCAAGATAATTAGATGTAGTGCTTATGAATGTAGCTGTATCTCCATTAGATGGATTAACAACCATTGTTTCATCTAGTGTAAGCGTTGCCCTATTATTTGTAGCATCAAATGTTACACCGCCAGATGCAATAGTATATCTAAATGTAAGCACTGCATTGTCAGCAGGTGATACCGTTAGTTCTGGACTAATAGTCAGCGTTGATGCTGTTCCTACTAAAGCAGTAGCGGCACTGACAGTATATACAGTTGTATCACCGTCAATAGTAAAAGTATCATTAGCAGAGGGTGCAACATCCAATCCATCTACGTCTAGTGATGTACCTGTCTGCGTAGCACCTGCTACTAAACCACCATCTAACGAGAATACATCTCCAGCTTGTGGTGTAGTGTGTATGGCAGCTAGTATAAGCCCTGTGCCACTCTGTCCATCACCGTGTACTACAGGTGCGCCATAGGGTGGAATAATAGCACTGTCGTACTTATCATACCCTTCGATACGTCTGTAACCACCCTCAACAGAAGGTTCAAAGTTACGTAGTATCCTTGCGCTTCCCGGTGCGTTTGTACCTTGCTGCAGAGGAGAAAGGTTTGTTATAAGACCACCACGAAACTCAACTGGATAGGTTTGCCATGCATCCATTGTGATAGCCTCTTAAATACCGAAGCCTGTACTTGCTCCACCTGTAGCACCAGTAAGCATATACGACCTTACGTATGGTGTTCTATTGATAAGTTGTGAACGCATATGCTTAATACCTTCGTCAAATTTTTCTTTCATTACCAACGCATCTTGTGTGTTACCTCTAAACAGATAACCGTAGTGCATTGCACCATCTACAATAATGTGTTGAAATCTTTCTGGAATTGTTGGAACGTCTGTTGCTGCAGACAAATCGGTTGGAAAGTTATAATACTCATATACCAGTTCATACGCTTTGTCTGGCTCTGGTGTCATAATAAACTCTAAGTTAGGTGCTTGTGCTACCTGTGTAGGTACACCCTGACCAGTAGATGTGCTATACTCTTGTTCTACATATCTATCTAAGTAATCTTCGTAAGCAATTTCTGTAATGCGTGTTGTAGCATTACCAAGAGAACTATTTTCTTTAATACGAAAAGAGTTAAAATTAATTACTTTAGCATCTGCAGGAAAAGCATAGCGGCTTGTATTAGCAACTAATGTTGTTTCTTGCGTGTTATGATTAAAGGGCCAAAAGTATTCTGATTGATTTAAATATCTAATAGAGGCATTGACTGCATCTTTAGCCTGTGAGTAAAAGCCTGTAGCTGAAGCAAAATTAGCTGAACTGAGTTCTACCTCATTCAGCCTTCTGTTCACTGCATTTACTAAGCCAAGAAAATCATATGCCATGTTATATCCTTAATGAAAGTGAAGGGGCAAGTTGCCCTGCCCCATCACGTTATGTTAGGCGAGTGTGTCACGGTCTACTTCGTTAGCAGAAGTATCACCCTGTGAACTTACATCCATCATGATGGCATAAACACGAAGTTTACCAGCAGTGAATGATGCACCTGTACCTGCGAAGGTAAGGTCAAGAGTGTCTGCAGAAGCAAGAACAACATCAGCAGAGACAGTCACGCTAGGGGCGTAATCCCCATCAGACGCACCGTCAATGTCAAATGCAGTTACATACTCATCAGCATCAGCAGCACCAAGTGTTACTGTTGCGTCTGTGCCTGTATTCATGGTTGCGCTTTCAACAACTTCTACACCAGCAGCCAAAATTTTGGTTCCTGCAGGAATAGTAATTGCTTGAACAACATCACCTGACGATGGGTCTACAGTAGTAGCCACGATGTCAATTGTGTTTTCAACCATGTATGGGTTGCGACCACGCTGGGAGTTACCAGTAGCGGCTTTAAGCAATGAAGTAATTGTAGCCATTGTTTAAGTCTCCCTTACGCCAAGTGGTAGATGGCATTAACAAGAGCCTCTGGACGGAGAATCTTGCGACCATACAGATGCATACCACGGACAATATCAGCGAAGCTGTCCGGGTCGCGGTAAGTTTCAGTCTTATTAATCTGCTCTGCAGTTGCAACAGCAGAAGAATGTCCTGCAACAATCACACCGTAGTTGGTGTTGCTGTTCGCGCCAGCGAATGACGGACCAGTACCAACTGAAGGCAAGTTGTTAGACTGATACACTTGGAAGCCGTGGATTTGAGTAGAAATCTGACCATTTTGCAGACCAGAACCACCAAAATCAGCGTTGAACAGACGAGAATCTTCGTCCTTCAATACTTCCATGAACACTGGGTCAAGAACAATCCAGCGACCTTGTGAGTCCACGTTTTGCTGGTCAAGAAGACGAGCCATACGTGCAATCAAAGTCAATGGGTGTGTATCACCAGCAGCAGGGGTTGCGTCAGTTGCACCACCAGTACGAGGCTGGATAGCAATTGCGTAACCTGCTGAACCTACTGAACCTGCACCGTCAGAGAAGTCAGATGCGTCCAACTTCATTGATGCAAGCAGTTCGTCAGTTGCAGAACCAACAGCGTTAGTACCGTTTACAACATCGTTAACGGTATCCGCATTAGAATGCAAAGCAGACTGTTTGTAGCCTGACATATAACCAAGAACGTCTTGGTCAAATTGGTCAGCCAAACGGTACGCAGCACGGTCACTTGCCAGAGACTGGAAGTTTACGTGGCTGTGTGCCTCTTCAATGTCATCAACCTTAAATGCAAAGTAGTTAGCTTTGTCAATTGTCAGGCTGAAATCTTCATCGTCAAGGTCTTGCGGCGTGATGGTTGTACCACGGGCGTAAGCCTTAACGGTGATTTCGGGTTCCTTGATAATCTTAACGGAATCACCCATAGCAGCAATTTCACCAAAGTAGTCAGAGTTGGTGATTGCTTCAGCAACAGCAGACTTGCGGAAAGCAAGTTGCACCTGTTTGCTGTAAATTACGGGAGAAAAATTACCGTTAGGAAGATTACCATAACCACTAGCAGTAGTAAATGCCATTATGTTATCTCCTATTTAGCATTTTACAGATACAAACTCGCAAGACTAATCAGGAGGCTGATTCACATTGGGTGCGTATTCTGGAGGGTGGCCGCCCTGCCATTCAACGGGCCATGTTCGTCAGGTAATCCGTAAGACTTGGCTGTTTGCGAATGGTAGTGTAACCATATTGCGCTATACAGTTACACTAATCTGACTATAGTTATACTTATAAATAACTACTTGTCAACACTTTTTTACATTTTTATCTAGCAGAGCCAGATACATCATAGATAAACTTACCAGAACGGATAGCTTCCATGATTTCGTCAGACCGCTTTTCATATTCTTGCGGTGACATTTTTTGTACAGCAGACTCTTTGAGATACGAGGTTGCCTCATTTTCCTGTGGCTTACTACGTGAGTCTTTTGTAGATACAGACTTGGCTGCAGCTTTATCTGACTTAGGTTTTGTTTTAGCAATGCCCATGTCAGCTTTGTACAAGTCAATGGCTCTAGCAGCAGAACGTGCGTCATTGTCATTGTCATACAGTGCATCTTGTACCCACTTAGGCTGCTCTTCTGCCCACTCGTGAAACTCATCACTGTCACGGATGTCACCAAAGTCAGGGTGTAACCGCATTAGTTCTGCTTCAGCTTTTTCTTTAGTAGCACTAGACTGCAACTCATCAATTGCTTTCATACGTTCTTCAAGAGCAGATGATTGCTCACGTGCTTTTTTCATAGCAATTGTTTCAACGATAGCTGCTACATCTGGATAATCTTTTGCCCATTGTTCAATGTCTTCGTCAGACTTAGGCAGTTTCATTTTTTTCTGTGCAGCTTGGCTGAGTTGAGATTTAAGTGTTTCTATTTCTTTCTTAAACTCTTCAGCCTGTTGTTGCTGGTGCCTACGCAAATCAGAATAACGCTTCTTAAATGTTTTCTCTTCTGCGTTTGTAGGTTCCGCTTCTTGTTCTTCGGGTTGTTCTTCTACTTCACCCTTTTGTTCTTTTAGAAGCTGCTCTAGTTCTTCTTCTTCCATCTTGCGTTTTTCTTCGTTAGTGTATTTACGATTTGCAAACGCAACTTTTTTTGGTGACTGCATTTCTTCAGCCATAATAGCTTGTTCCGCCATTGTACTTCCTTTCGTTGGGGCCAACCGTAGCCACGCCGGGGTGGGGGATTAGGTAGCCAACATACTAGGTGTTTATCGTGTACCTAAACCACGTCTTGGTGTTGGAATATTGCGAGGGTCTGCTACTTGCAAACCAGCCAATAATTCAGCACCAAATACTTTTCTTAGCACAGCCGCGAAAGCTGTACCTTTAATCTGTCGTAAAGTATCTTGTTCTTCTTCCGACAATTCTTGAAACCTAGCACGTATCTCACTTTGAAGTTGTGCTATAAATTCTTCTCTATCCATAATAAGCTGAACCTTTCTTAGACATAATGTGTTTTATAAGCCATCCTGTCGGGTCTATCTGATACCATTTGTTTGATGTAGTGTAGTTTCTAGGACTATCGTGATGATTTTTATGCCAGCCATCTCCCCAACTGATTATGTTTATCCACCATACATTAGATGCTTTGTGATTACCTACAGCATCTTCTGAATGATTTACATAATTAGTCAGTCCTTGTGAAATAAGTGTACAACAGGCAGGAAGACAGAAACCCATAACTAAACCCGTAAAACCAAACAACACAAACAAACTAATTGAATATATAAAAGCCGGAAGAAAAGTATACTTATGCATAGTTACAAGAAATTTATCTTTAAGTAAATCCACTACAGTTTTTGGAGAAAAGTTAACACGATACTGCAATGTAACCATTTTCAAAAAACCATCTTGTGCATTATGTGGGTCTTCATCTGTGTCAGACAATTTGTGATGCATTCTATGTATACCTGCCCAACCAATAGGAGAGCCAGAACAAGATAGCAAACCAAACATAGTACATAATTTACGAAGCCATTCATACTTAAACTCAAAGGACTTATGGCTGTAGTATCTATGAAAAGTCATAATCATGCCAATAATATTCATCAAAATAAATACAACTGCAGCAATACTAGCTTGCGCTGTAGTTATTCCATAAAGGTATAGATAGCTTCCAGATACTAAAAGATTTACGTAGAATATATACTGAACAGTTTTAATTCTACTTTCAAACGGATTAAACATTACTTGTTTACCTTTGTTAATACCCATCCCATAAATCTTAATGTAGGCCAAACAAATGCTTGCGTTACTTTATCGTAAACTTTTTGTTTTGCAGAAAGTGTGTTAGTATATCTTGCTGTGTAATACGAAGTAGCAAGATTAGATAGTTTAGCTGTCCATCCAGTAGCTTTTACCTTTGATGCTAGTTTAGGGCCAAACCAATCATATGCTTTCATTAGATATGGGTCATTTCTACGCAGTAGAATACCATATTTTTTAAGAGGAGTCAAGTCTGCATATGAAATTATTCCATTGGCATAAGATGCGGTACAAATATAAGTGCCGCTGGAACCGCTATCAGAGCCACTGTCAGAGCCACTGTCTTGTCCTTCATTCATTCCTGTGCCTGTACCTTGTGCATCCATACCAGAAGATGTTTGTGACGGTTGACTTCCGTCATCAGCAATGTTACCAAACTCATCGGCATCATCTGACCTTGAGGCTGCATCTGCAGCTGCAAATGCCCTATCAACATCTGCTTGTGTAGGTGTGCCAAATACAGCGTCAGCTCTTTCAACATTTCCTTTAGCCATAGCTGCTTTTGCTTTAGGGTCTTGGACAGCGATAGCTTTTGCTTTTGCTGTTTGTCTAGCAATTTGTGCATTAATAGCATTTAATTGCGCACGTGCTTTAGCAGTCATAACGGGATTTTGGTCTCTATCTCTTACAGGCTCGTTTGTTAAAGCTGACCTAACAGTACCCTTGCTTTGAACTTCATTTGCCTGTGCCTGTAAACCTGCAACTTGTGCGCCATAAGCGGCGGCGGCTTTAGCTACAGCAGCAGGGTCATTAATTTGTGAAGAAGTGTATCCTAAATCTTGCATATGCGATATAGCACTTTGTGTAATAGCAGCTTGATGTTCAGGGCTTGCTATAGCGGCTTCAATAGCTGCAGCTACATCTTGGCCTTTTTTAGCAGCTTCGTGTGCGGCTGAAATAACATTACCAAGCATAGTAGCTTGTTCACTAAAATTAAGTTGGCTATTACTATGTAATCCCATAGCAGATAAAGCCGCTTGTTGTCCTAAATTACCAGCAACAGCAACATCATTAGCGGTAAATCCTGTAAGTCCTGCAGCTTCCATTACTGCACCATAGGGAGATAAACTACCTAATTGTGCTTTTGCTTGTTCCAATGTTGCTGCTCTTAGTGCCTCATTTGATGTACCAAAAGTGGCATGACCACCAAATGCATTTGAATGAACAGATTCATCGGACTTTGTAAAGCCTAAAGAAGACATTGCTTTAGCCGTAGATACACCAGTTGATACATCGTCAAAACCCGGACCATCACCACCGCCACTATCGTCTTGTTGTACTACCGTTGTTGGTGCGGTTGAGGTATCATCAGGCGGTGGGGCAGGTTGTTCAGAACCCGGCGCACGACACACGAAACCCTCTGGAATAGGATATAGTGGTTTTCCATCTATGTGTGGAATTGTTCTTGTCTGACCTGCATCATTTGTACAAGTGTAGCTTTCATAAGTTCCGGGGTAACGGTCCCCAACAGTTTCAGCAAACGTAGGTATGTTAGTAGTCTGTGTTGCCGTAGTAAACTGTGGACCTGTAAATTGGACGGGCTGATAGTACGGAGCAGCACCGCCATAAGGCACATAACCTGTTTGACCGCCTGAAGGAATTAAATATCCCGAAATACCAGAACCAGAAATATTATATGTACCAGTGTTTGGATTAACTTGAGTAGGACTTCCGTATGGCATCTGCGGCTGTTGAGGTTGCATTGGATTTACAAAACCACCAACTTGAAAATTTAATTCTCCTTGTTCATTTTCAGTTTCTAAATCATCCATGTTAAAAGGAACACCATCAGGAATAGTAGCTTCATCCGCATTACCCATTTGTCCCATTGCTTCCATTCTTTGTAGACCAGCTTTAGCTTCATCTCTTAAAGCCATCATTTTATCTAGTCCATGATAACGAACCACATCTGCTGGAAAAACAAACTCACCTTCACTCAGTTGAGCAGGAATATCATCACGTACTTCTTCACGTAATGAGCCGGGTGGTACTTCGTTACCTGACTCTTCGTCAACCATACCACCTTCGTCCATAAGGCCACCCTCATTGAAGCCTTGGCTTTTCATCATTTTATATAGCTTAATAAATTTTTGTTGTTTTTCTTCTGGCATATCTTTTATTTCGCCAGACATTAACATATCAGTTAACTTATCAAATTGGTCTTTTCTAGCTGCTTTTTTATCTGCTGCACTAGACTGTAAATCTTGCATAGCCGCATCTTTAGCGGAAGACGTATCTCCACCCTCATTAAAGCCACGTTCTACTGGCTCAAAAAGTTCCATTTGTTCTGCCGTGCGTTTAGCCATTGACTGCATCCCTTAATGTTTTAATGCTACGCAACACAGCAATCGCTCCTTGCGCACGATGCATTAAAACTGTGTTATCGCCTTGCTCTAATGTACGATGTTGCTGGTCAATCAGCACATCTAAATATTTATTGAAGTTGTCCCACTGGCGGCTGTTGCTGACTATTGGCTTCAGCTTGCTGAGTATTTCCTTGTCCATTTGCACTAAATCCTTGTTCGCCCGGTACTGGAACTTGACCTGTACCTACATTGCCACCACCTGCGCCTGTTGGGTCCATTGCATCAGCACCCGGAGTTGGCGTCATGCTACCCTGCTCTGGTCCTGCTGGCTGTTGAAAGCCCTTCATAATTTCTGCTTGCAGTGCAGCTTCATCCATATTGTTGGTAACTTTGTCGGGGTCTAAGTCCATAGACTTTGCAATCTCACGTATTACATATTGGAACTTAGCAAAGGGTGCGAGTGCAGGGCTACTTGCAATTTGCAAGAACTGCATCAATCTTTGGCTACGTACTTCGTTAGCCATCAGACTTTCTGTACCACGTGCTTTAACTTCTAAATCACCTTTAATCTCTGGGTCAAAATCAAACTGCATATTGAAACGGAAGAAACCTTCACCCAAAGGACGCAACAAATAATCGTCTACGTTTTTAATGACAGTCTTTGTGCTACCCTGCGCAGCACCCATCAACATTGAGATACCAGAGGCTGTTCTGCCTACGCCCTGCACACCTGTCTGTCCGTGTGCAAATGATGGGAAGCCAGTGCTTTCATCTGCAAGTACACGTGCTTTGTCAAATAGCATCATGTTCTCTTGTGACACATTTGGGAACTTTGTACCAAAGATAGCTTGGCCCGGTGCGCCACCCTGTCTACGGAATACTTTACCCGGATACAGTGACAAGTCTTGACCCGGCACCAAGTTTGTTTCATCTACCTCTACAATCAAGTTTCCTGACAGTACAGCATTATCAACAGCCATACGCATAAAGCCATTCATTAGTGTTTGTGTATCATCCATGTTTTCTGCAATACCAACACCAAAGAATGAGTATGGGTTCAGTTCGTATGGCGCAGCAGCATATGGAATTTTAGATGGCTTGAATGGATTAAGAACCATGCGAAGTAGTTTGCCATTACAAATCCAGACGTTGGCTTGCAGTTCGTCAAACTCTTTCAAGTCTTTTGGAATATCTACACCCTGCTCTTCAAGCAAGTCTGTATCCACCATGCCCCAATACTCAAGCACTTCAAAGCGGTCAACGCCATGCTCTGGTGCATAGTCAGCCAAGTCATCTTCCCAGTATTGCTTGGTGTAGTTCTCACCCATAGCAATTACTTCATTAATAACTTCACCACGGAAGTATGGACGCTTCTTTAGGTTACGCAGTTGTGTACGTGACATCTTATGACGTTCAATTACATACTGTGCTTCATCCATGTTGTTTGCATCTGGGTCTGGATAGAAGTTCCAAACAGATACATGGTTTACTTGTGGCACTGTTTTAAACAATGGGTCATACTCACCATCGTCATTCCAGTTAGGGTATTCTTTGTCGAGGGCAAATGGCCCCTTCATAACACCAGTACCAAATAATGCCATCTCAAATGCAGCATTACGCAGATGTTTATTTGCACCTGACTCTTCTAGCTGGTCATGTATTTTCTTTTGCATTTTCTTTGCAGCAATCATAGCTGGGCTAAATGCAATAGCGGTAGGTGTTTTACCCGGACCTTCTTTTAGTTTATCTTGTACTGGCTCAAGTTTGTTTTCCAACACCCCAAGTTTTTCTTGAAGAGTTTGTGCCGTGGCACCTGCTGGGAAGTCCATGCCATCCCCTGCAAAACCGTAGGGACTGGAAAGAGCAGTTTCACCACGCAATTGTTCTGGTTCTTGAGGGTCAAAATGTACATCGGCAACCACACCTTCAGGCAACTCCGTTGGTTCTACAGATAAAGGAAAACGCTGGTTAGCAAACAGAACATCAACAATCTGCCCGTATGCTGCCAGCGTCTTAGTTTTTGTGACTTTAATAAAGACACGAGATTTTTCTGTTTCGGTAAATTGAACATCGGGACCGTACAAACCACGATAATTGCGGTAGGCTTTTAGCCAGCGTTCTTCGTCCTGATACCTATAGTCTTCAGACCGCTTATAGCGTTCCATAATAAATGGGATGATGTTACTTACGTCTACGTCCGAAACAGATGTATCGTCACTATCTTCTAGTGCGATAGCATCGTCTTCAATCATGATTTCATCTTCATCCATTATACTTCCTTTGCTCCCACTATGGTGCAGGTATAATCTACTGACTTCCAATGTCCGTCTTGCGGCAAATCTTCGTGCAGTATTTTCATTTCAATACACTGTGGCTTATCCTCAAACCACTGAATAGTCTGTGTAGCACAGTGGCTGGTATCACAAACAGTTAATAATAGTGTCCAAATAACTTGCATCTTAATATCCAAAGGTTGCGTCTGCTACCTGCATACCGCCACCGGGTCTACCCATTGGGTCATAGTCAAATATACTAAACCGTGGTCTGGACATTATACCATATCTAAGAGCATCATACAAGTGGTCTTCACTCTTTGTATCAATGTCTTCTGGGTTCTTTTTGTCCAGTGGTATTGAGGGAAGTTGGGCCGTGAGGTTTGTGCAAGTATCAAAGAAAACAAGTCTAGGCTCCTCTGTAAACTCATCTATCTGTAGTCTACGGTGTATCTCGTTTTTACCTGCTACCCGACTACCTCTACTTCTATCTGATGGTCGCCAACGACAACCTCTACTAATCATTTGCTCTGCAAGAGAAGGCCCAGTATCACCACGCTTATGCCAAAGAGAACTATCCAGAACGCCGTACTTAATATTGCCATCTTCCGCTTCCAAATCCAGAATCATATCTGCCAAGTCTGTGGCAAGGACTTTAGAAACGTAGAGTTCTCTATATACCACAAGTTGTTCGCTAGGCGCAACGGCAAACCACACAACAGCACTATAGCTACCGTAGCCATAATCGCAAGCACGAAACTTAACCCAGTTACTAGGTATACGATAAGGTTCAACAACATGAACCCGCCTATCAAACTCAGTAAACGCTGCTCCTTCTTTGATATCCCAATCGCCTTCAAGAAGTTGTCTTCTTTGCTGTTCGGGAAGTGAAAGAAGCATTGCTTCGTAATCACCTGCTTCCGCAAGGTATGGGTTATCAGAAAGTCTTGCGGGTATAAATCTTCTTTTGAATAAAGGTTTTCCAGCTTTGCTATGTCCTGCTGGATATCGTAGGACTTCTGTTGTTTCAATATCGGTTGCATCAAAGGCTCTATTATACGGCGAAGGGTCAATGAACATCTTCTTAACCCAATGATGACCTCTGCCGCCGGGGTTGGTCGTAGCCCTCATAAAAATTGGCAAGTCGTTTGCAGTGGACCGTAGACGTGACCGCATGTAATTCCATGCATACGGTGTGGCCCATTGTGTCAACTCGTCAAAGCCTATCCAGCTAAATGCCAGACCCTGATAGCGCAAGACATCCTCATCCCTATCAAGGTAGGACATCCACAACCTTGCACCAGATGGCGCAGTCCACTGCATCTTTCTTTCTGACCACTTTATACCGGGCCAGATTTTCGGGTACAACTCCTGCGACTTAAATATAAGTTCGCGCAACTCCTCTGTGGTGTGTCGCAGCAGAAGCCCACTGAACTGTGGATGCCCCATGTATCGTAAAGGGTCTGCAAGCAT